GCGAACAATGCCATTGACCAGACTACCATTAGTGTGTTTGCTTGGGCAGAAGATGTACATCTCTCTGTTCTTACGTCAGTGGATCCTGCCACATTGAGTCCTCAGTCTGGAGAAATCGATGAGGCTAATAGAGAAGGAGTAGTGTCTGGACCCGCCACCCGCATAGCTAATGTTGCTAGTGCATTGTCCACCATACCCAGCATTGCTCCTTATGCTATAGCCACATCCAAGATGGCCTCCATGACTGCTAGCATGGCAAAAATGCTTGGTTATTCGCGCCCACCGGTCACTGCCGACCCCACGCCGTACAAACCATCTTTTGTGTCTAGTTTAGCAACCACAACCGTTCCAGACGGGGCAGCCAAGCTCACAGTCGATGATAAGCAAGAACTGACAATTGATCCCACTATTTCTGGTATTAATTCGGCAGATCCGCTTGACATTTTGTCTATAGCCCAACGAGAGAGTTTTCTAACCAAGTTCGAATGGCAAACAGGTTTGAATCCAGAGGTTTTATTATGGAACACAAGGATCGACCCGTGTGCCTGGGCTGATGCAACCTTGTCCAGTGCCTTGTATTTACCTGCGACAGCCATGGCTGCTTTACCTTTTAAGTATTGGACGGGAACGTTGAACTACCGATTCCAAGTTGTGTGCTCCTCATTTCATCGAGGACGCCTTAAAGTTGTTTACGACCCAAATTTCATTTCTACGAATGAATATAACACTAACTATGTTGAAATTATTGATATATCGGACAAGTCTGATTTCACAATCTCCATAGCGAATGGTCAGGAACTAACTTACTTGGAACATCAAGTTCCGGGGCAAGACAGTGTGACTAACATGTACAGTACTACAGCATTCACCTCCAAATCAGAGGGAAATGGTGTACTTGCCGTATACATTGTCAATGAACTCACCGTGCCCAACGATGTCGCTAACAACGATATCGAGGTTAACGTATATATATCTGCGGGAGACGACTTCCAAGTCGCAGTCCCATCAGACGAATACATGCGATACGTTTTAAAACCTCAATCTGGAGATCTTCAAGAGATTTTGTTACCCCAATCAGGAGACGAAGTTTTAGAAGACGAGATGGATGCTCCATTTCAGGAACAATCTTCAGACCTAGGACCTACCTATGATCCATTAACCAACGTAACTTCTGTTTTCTTTGGTGAAACGATCAAATCTTTTCGCACCATGCTCAAGCGCTACGTACTTCACGAAGTACTCGGCTTGACAGAGACAGGATACAAGATTTTGGCAGGTACTAGATGTATATATCCTTTCTACCGAGGGAACGTATTTAATGCAGTGCATTTTCGAAATGCTGCAACCACAAATGACCCATATAATTACTGTGGAACAGTAATGTTTCATTGGATTGCAATGGCTCACAGTGGTATACGAGGTGGAATGCGATATAAAATCGTTCCACG